TTTAGTAATACCAGCTGGCACTTTGCCCACTGCACATAATCATAGAGTTAGATTAGACAAAGGTGATCATACATATAAAGTGAAGACTGATGCTATATCAATTGATCCAGAAAACTTATCAACAACATTTGATATTGGTGTAGATTCATCTATATCAATTGACTCAGCTGTTCAACCATTCATTGTAATGGAATATTTAATTAAGATATAATCATGGTACAAAGTTATAGAAATACTAGAAGAGGATTTTATACTGACTGTTATCAGGATACCACACCTATCGGTTCTATAGTATCAAATTTAAAATCTGGTGCTAATTCATATGATCATGAGTTTGTTAATAAAGCAACTAATCTACACAAGTTAGAGGATTTTGCTGGTAACGCATATTCTGGTGGTGATGATCCTGCATATACTCACGATGGATACTTATATTGTGATGGCACTGAATATGCAATTAAAGATTATCCTGCATTATATCAAATTCTTGGTATTCATTATGGAGGAAGAGCAAGTAGTGGTATTGATGTAGTTAATGGTGGAATTGGGTATACAACTTCATCTACTGTATCAATAACAGCACCACCAGCTGGTGGGACACAAGCGACTGCTATTGTTAAAACAGTTGATCTTACTAATGGTGCTATTCTAACAATTGATGTTTTAAATCCAGGTGCAGGATATGTAACAGAACCAACTGTCACAGTTTCTGGTGGATCTAGTGCAACATTTACTGTTAGATTAGGTTCAGGTGGTGTTATTCAGAACATTACGACTGCTAATGTTATGGACTATTATGGTGAACAATATTTGGGAACATTTAAAGTTCCAAATACTGTAACTAAAAAGATAGTTGGTAATGGTCCTGTATTTGGTCAAAACTCACCTACTATTGGTAATATATCAATGGCGGTTGGTGCTACTGGTGGTGCATGGTACATAGACAAAGACACTCAAGATAATTATTTTTCATTAGGTAAAATTACAACAACAGGATATGATAATGTTGTTGAAACAGTTGGTTGCACTATTGTTGGTTCTCAAAAAGTTACTGTAACTATGGAGGATAAGAAGTTACCTTCTGTTTTCCAACACAGTCATACAGTATTTCATAGTATTCCTGGTGTTAATACATGGCCAGCTCAGGGTAGTGGTGACAGATATCTTCAAGGATATCAATCTGCTAATGGTAGAATTTCTAGATGGTATCCATCTACAGGTGTTGTATTAGAACATAGTCATGCATTATTGAGACAACCAATTACTAATAATACTATCGCTACCTATGATTTTATGGATTATAAAGGTGGTGATGGAGGTGTTGGTGCTGTAAAAGATGTACCTGATGCAAATAAATCAACTGGTGCTGCATATGAACCACAGCCAAAATATACCGCAGAAATACCATATGATGATCAATATTATCTTGCTTCTGGTGCTGCTAACGCTGGATCATTTGAATTTCAAACAACAGTTCCTAACCCAACTTTATTAAAACTTATAAGTTCATCTGAAATTGGTGGAAGACAAGTAACAACTGGTGGTACACCAGTATATGATTTTAGTAATGAATGGGAATACACATCAGCTGGAACATATAATATTAATTTTTCTGGTGTTAGTGGTACACCTGATAAATTAATCTATACCATTGTTGGTGGAGGAGGATCAGGTGCAGCAGGTACGACAGCAGGTAATAATGGTAACGATTCTACATTGACGATTGGAACTGAATTAGTGTTAGTTGCAGGTGGTGGTAAGAAAGGTAATGCTTCATCTGGTAATACTGGTGGTACTGGTGGTGTTGGTGGTACAGCATCAGAGACTGGTACTCTAAATCCTTCTGGTGGAATTGATGGAAATGCTGGTCAACAGGGAGCAAATGATGAGTACCCAGAAACCACTAATCCATCTAATCCAGGTGGAGGTGGTGCTGCTGGTCCTTCTAATGAACCTATTTCTGGAGCTGGTGCTGGATCAGCTGGTGATAGAATATTGTTGGGAGGATTGAGTGGTACATATAATACCACATTAACATCTGATGGCTCATTTACTGGATTACCAACTGGCGGTGGATTCACACAGGTAACCTTTAGACTTAGAGGTGGTATGGGTGGTGATGGAGTAAGTAAAAACTCAGGAGCTGGTCTGGAAAATAATAGGGGTGGTTATGGTGCTCAAGTAGATCTTGAACTTCAAGCAAGTGAACTCTCTACTTTTCTTAATGCTCCCAGTCCAGGTTGGAATGTTGTTATTGGAACTGGTGCAAACAATAGAAATGGTGGAACTAACTCTCTCAATGCTAATGGTGGATATGGTGGATTAGGAGCTAGTAGTAGACATGGCGGCGGTGGCGGTGCATGTACAGTATTAAGAAGAGGAACTCAAATCGTTGCTGGAGCTGGTGGCGGTGGAGGTGGAGGTGCTGATGGTGGAGAAGGAGGAATAAATGATGCACAAGGTCAAGCAGGTGGTGCATATCCTAACGGTGCAGGTTTATATACTGGTCTTCAATCATCTTCATCTGGAACTATAGGATCAGGTTCTGGTGGTAAAGGTGGACAGTATGGTTGCGTCGGTGGTGGCGGTGGAGCTGGTGGAGGAGGTGTCTCCTCTGGTGGAACTGTCGGTGGTGGTTCTGGTTATGGTGGTGGTGGAGCACCTGGTGGTCCTGGCGGAACGCCAGGTGGTTGGGGTGGTCACCAAGGTGGTGTTGGAGGACAACAAGGTATTTCTGAATATAAAAGTAATTATTTTGCATCTGGTAATTTATCAGCACACACAGATATTAATGGATCTGTTAATTTAACTATTCAATATAATGCTAACAAATGGACTGCTGCTGGTGGAGGTGGTGGGTCAGGTGCTAAATGGTTTGGTAATATAGATTGGAGTATTTTGGGAAATCCAACAACAGCTGTTGTTACAGTAGGTGCTGGTGGTAATGGTGCAAACCCAGTTGGTATTGCATCGGGATCTACAAATCCTGGTGGTGTTGGATATGCAAAAATTGGACTTGGAACGATTACTGGATATACTGGAGGTACAACTGGTACAACTACAGGTGATGTAATTGAATCAGGATCTCAGAATGCAACACAATGGGACGTTAGTATTAATAGTGGTGGTAGTGGTACAGGAAATACTGGTAATTTTAGTTTACCACTTACACAAGTGCCAACAGTATTATTCTTAGGTGGTGGTAAATCTAATAATGGTTCAACTACTGCTAATGGATATGATCAGTCAGGAACTGGACATGCTCAAGGATCAGTTACAGTTGGAGGTGGAATAGTAACAGGTGTTAGTCTTAGCACTACTGCTGGTACTAACACAGGATATACAGAGCAACCATATGTTTATCTACTACATGGTGCAGGTGCTGGATCTTGGATTAATAATACCTTCGCCAATGTTTCAGTGACTGGTGTAACATTAGGTGGTAGTGCTGCTCCATACACACGTTTTTTAAGATTTGGTGGTTCTGGTATTTCTACAAACAGAGATAGATTTGTAGTATTAAAATCACAAGACACCTCTGCTGTAAATTATTTTGGTATTAAAGCATGTAGAGGTAATGGTGTAAATGGTGGTGATGTACCAGAAGAAGGATTGAAGGTAGAATATCAGTTAGCAGGTTCTGCTAGTTGGGTTCTTATTGATACTATTATTAATCCAGTTTCATCAAGAACTGATCCTCTTACAGGTATGGTTGTTCCTGCATGCAGTCAAGGTCAAGCACATGATGGTACAGCAGGTAATACTCTATGGTATACTTACACTGTAGCATTACCAGCAGCTGCAAAAGCACCAGCTACAAAGTTTAGATTATATCAAGAGAGGTCTGAACAAGGTGGACAAGATCATTCTGGTGGTGGTGAATATGACCATTATGGTATATGTGAATTTATATATTTTAGAGAGAAGACAACAACATTAGTATTTGTTCCTTCAGCTGGTTCTATCAAAAGAAACAGTGTTGATTTCTTAGAATATAATGTACAAGGAGAACAAGGACCTGCATATACATATAGTTCTGGTATGGGTTGTAGTGATGCCACAATGACATTAAAATCAACAACTAAGATAGAACCACAGGCAACTATTGAACCAGATTATGCTGTACCTTTGATCACACCTTACGTGACTTGCAAGTACTTAATCAAAGCATTCTAAATACTATCGGAGATACACTAGCAACATGGCAAGCGAACCAGTATTACAAGTTGAATTAAATGTAATTGGACAGGAATTATCATAT